CCAGGAACGGCGCGGAGAGCGCGTTGACCGTGACCGTGAGCACGCCGGCGCTGTTCGTGGCGATAAAGAACTGCGAGAACGACGCCTGCGCGTTGAGGTACGCCGTCATGGCGTTGCCGGCGGTCGTCGGGGAAGCCGCCGTCGTCGAGTTGAGCAGCAGGCTCCAGGTCTGCGTCTGCGCCGTGCCGGGCGACGTTTCGGTGTACGGCGCCTGAATGGTGAGATTCAGCGTGTCGCCGGACGCCGGGGTCGCAATGGTGAACGTCTCCGACGCCTGCGCCAGAGCCGCGGCCGTGATGCTCGAGCCGATACCGGCGGCGGGCAGCATGGCAATACCGACCGTGCTATTCGGACCGGCCTGCGACGCGGCGGCAACGCCCTGGGCGTAACCAGCCGTCGCGCGAGACGGAACCAGCGGAATCTCGTTGGTGATCGTGGCCGCGCCGGAACCGGACTGATCGACCAGCACGCCGCCGTGAAAGCCCCAGATGACGAGCTTAACGCCCGTGGAGCCGCGTGCGTAGTTGCCGACGATACCCGGAGCGACGTAGTTCGGGGCGCCGATCGACGCGTTGAACCCGGGCCAATCCGGCGCTACAACGCCCATGATGAGGCGCTGCGCTGCGGAGGTCGTGGTCAACTTGACCGTCTTTTGGTCGTAGTAGACCTGCGTATCGAGGGCCGTCATCTTACAGACGGAGCCCGGCAGATACGAGACGCCCGGAATCGGACGGAAATCGTCCGACGTGCGCTTGAACTGCCGATACTGAAGAGTGAGATCCTCGTCTTGGGCTGCGTACGGCATCTTACTTTTCGCCCTTCGTGCGCTTGTGGTCTGCGAAGTTTTCGTTGCGGAGACGACCCGGCTGCGACGGATAGCCCTTCTCGTAGTCGCGAGGCTCCATCGTCGAAGCGGCGGCCGTCTTTATGTCGGCCATCTTGACGTTGCCGTGCGGCATATTCTCGCCGCTCTCCTTGCCCTTACCCTTAGCCATCGTCAGTCGCTCCCTTTAGCCGTTCGAAATATTTTGGTAAACGCCGCATGCGGCCGGTTTTCGGACCTCAAAGTTGCCGTAAACGTAGACGTGTCCGGTGTCGGTGTCTTGGTTATTCGGCCGAATGAAGCCGTCGAAGATGAAGTCCACGTCCTTGTGAACGACGAGCCGTTCGTGGTCGAGGTTGTGGAAGTTCATCGTACCGCTAGGCTGCGCGCTGTCGTCGACCATGGCCGAGCCCTGGAAGGCGATATTGTCGAAGCCGAGATTGGCGATCGAAGAGTCGACGAAAATCTCTTGCGGCGTGAGGAGCGCCCAATAGGACGCGTACCCGGTCTTGGTCGCCGTGATGAGGTTGATGCGCTCTTCGTCCGTCTTGCATTGCATCCAAAGCGTCATCATGGACGCCGTGGAGAGCGCGGTGGACGAGCCGGGGTTGAACACCTGACCCTGCCACCACGGGTTCGCGATCCGGTCGATACCGAGGTACACCTGGAAGCCGGGTGCGTTATTGACCGAGGCGGCCAGGCCGTCCCAATCCTTACCGCTGTTGCCGGTTCCGTTGCCGAACGCAAACGTGCCGAGCTTGTCGAACAGCGCCATGTACGCCGACTCGATCTTGTTCTTCACGAGGTCGAGTTGGGCGCGCTTACCGCTGGCACGGGCCTTGTCGATTCCGTTGATGGTCACCGACGCCTGGGCCTGTTTCCAAGCCAACTCGTACGTGGTGAACTCTTCCTGTGAATCGGTCGGCAGCACGTCCGCGCCGGAGTACGAAACGGCCGTCTGATTCGGCTGCGCCAAGATCGGCTGAGAGATGATCGAACCGCCGTCCTCACGGATAAGGCGCTTCTTGCCCCGGATGATACCGAGGTACGCCTTACTCTGGAAACGCTGGTCGATAATGTCTTTGCGGAGATTGCGCTCTACGAACGCGTTGATCTCGGCGGTGGAAACAAACGGAACGCCGCTACCCATGGTTTAACCTCGAAACTCTGCGGGAGGGTTAGTGAGCCAATCCTCGATCGCCGCATCGCCGTCGCCCTTGAACGAGCGAGCGCGCTGCGTATCGGTCGAACGCGTGCCGCTTGGGCTTGCGCTACTCGGGGTGAGCACGCGCGCCGGCTCCGGCGGAGGTGCCGTATTGGTCGCCGCGGCTTGGGCGGCGGCCTGATCGCGTAGGTGAACCATCCGCGCGTCGTACGTGCGGCGTTGCATGTTGAGCGCGTCGAGTAACCCGCGCGCCTCCAAAGAAGTCCTGCCCTTGGCAACGTCTTGCGCGTTCAGACTCTGCGCGAGCCCGCACAACGCGTCCCAAGCGCCCTGGTCCTCGTTGAAGAAGGGATAGGTCGCTCGGATATATTCCGTCTCGCGATTGAGACGCTCGTTGATCGCAATGCGCTCGCGCTGCTGGTCGCGCTGCTCGAGAGCGGCGACCTTCTGTCGCAGCACCGGGTCGCCCGGCTGCTGCGCCGGTTGACGAGCGGGAGCGGCGGCTTCAGGAGCCTGCGTATCGTAGTAGCGCGCGCACGTCTCGAGGTACTCGGCCTTCTCAGGATTCGAAAAGAGGTACTCGTCGAGGAAACCTGAGGCTTCCGGGCGATTCTGAATCGCTTCGATAATCGGCGTCCAGGTCTGCTCGGCTACGGAGGCGTCGACCCGGAAGATGGACTTCCACTTATCGGCTTCGCCTTGCAGCGTATGGCGCTCTTTGAGGCCGTCGATGACCTGGCCGCGAGTCCACGTCGGACCGTTTTCGACCAGCGCCAGGGGCTCGTCGAGCGCAAACGTCTTGACCGCGGGGGCCGCAGGTGCAGCGGCGGGCTTCTCGCCGGCCGGCACTTCGGGCGCAGCCGCTGCGGCGGGGGCCGGCGTCTCGACGGACGCGGCCGGCACTTCGCCGGAGGGGGCCTCGGGAGCGGGCGTCTCGGAACGGGTTACATCGGTGGACGGGTCCGGCGCCGGTAGGGTCGACGGAATCGGGCTCGAGCGCGTCTCGGGTGCGTCGCCGGGAAAATCTGCGCCGGTCGGATGATCGCGCATCCACTTCTCGGTTGCCGTCTCTTCCGACGATGCGACAACGGCAGGCGCCTCTACGGTTGGAACCGGAGGCACGAGGGGGAGCGATTGGACTGTCGGCTTCTCAGGCAACGTCGTTTCTCATCGCACAAACGGTAGCACGAAGGCGGGACGAACCGCCTCCGCGCTGTGTCCGTCTTACCGGCGCTTCGAGCGGCGCTTTCCGCTTCGCTTGCCGACGCGCTTGGTGAGCTTGCGACCGACTTTCATCGTGTGGTGACCAGCGGCGTGCTTCATGCCGCGCCGCGCCTTTCGGCTGGCCTTCTTCGAAGAAGCCTTCTTGGTATGGATCTTGCTCTTGCGCTTTGCCATTGTGCGATTCGTCCTCCTTTCCACGTAGTCCAGAGTGACCGTAACGCGCAGCCAAGCCCAAGAGGGCCCGTATTTTTAGGACCCCGTGCTAAACGGGACCCGGCGACCCGCTCGAATCCACGTCGGCAGTCGGGCCAGGCGGCGGCTTCATGGTCGGAGGCTCGCCGATCGCACCGCCCGGAGGGCCCGCCGACGACTTCAACTGCATGATCCACCCTTCGATTGCAGGCATGAGCGACGGAAGCGCAGAGCCTACGTCGCGCAGCTTCTCGACCGCAACGTCCACGGCGAGTTTCTTGTCCGTGGCCGGCGAGCCGGTGGGGATGCCACCCTTGCCGGTCGGAGGGGGCGGCAGATTCGGAAGATGCGGAACCGGCCCCGTACCGAGTGAAGCGGGATCGTTCCCACCACCAGCGGCACCGCCGCCTTTCATGGCCTCGAGCGCGTCGTACATGATGCTCCTACCCTACCGCATTGCGGCGTTTGATTCGCGTGTTGGGACGTTCGACCGCGGGCCAGGACGACGCGCCGGTTGACCGGGCCGACCCTTGGGACCAGGCTTCGCTTTGGAGAGCGCCTTGAGCGCGGCTCCGTCGACGGCGGCCTTCTTCTGCTCGGCCTTCATGCGCGGCAGCTCCGTGCGCCAGCCCTCGACGCGGAACTTCCCATGCCACCACACGTCGTCGATGAGGTGCTTGTCCAGCATCGTCATCCAACGATTCCACGTTCCGGCCGGAGAAGTCGACAGCGACGAAATGGGGACGATACCGAACTCGACCTGTCCCTGCAAGTCCTTGCGCTTGTACGTCTTGAACTTCTGCGCCACGTTGGCCGCCGGTTGCACGACGTTCCCCTCGGAGTTGTCCGGCTCGGCCTTCGTCTCTTCGGTGTACCGAATCGGGCGCTGGCCGTTATCGTATTGCTGAATCAACTGCGTGCGCAACTTGCCGATGCGCGTAATGCCCGTCTCGACGTTACGCACCTTGAGGCGAATCGGCGCGGCGCCGGACTCCTGCAGTTGGTCCATCGTCGCAAAAGCGGTGTTCGCCGCGGGGAGCGTGCCCTGCACCGAATCGTTCACGCCGCAAATCTCACCCATGGCCGTGCGAATCGTGCCGAACAATTCAAAGAACTGCGCGGGGATCTGCGGCTTGTCAAGCGGCTGCAATCCGTCCATCTCGTCCATGGGAATGAGCAGGCCCGGCTTGTTGGTGATCTTGCGATAGTTGACCCCCGCGCCTTTCTTGAGTTTGTATTGCGGGTTGCCGGTCTTTTCGAGAATGTCGTAGACCTGCGAGATGATCTTATTGAGCGCGACGGAGCAATCCTTAAGCGCGATCGGCTCGCCCTGACCCCAGAACGCGCCTACGTCGTAGTCCTTCCACATAGCGAATGGGAAGCCGTCCGTCTGGAACGGAGAGGGTATATCGCGCAGAAGCACGCGGCCGCCGGCGATGAGCACGACTCGGCCGTTGGGGAACTTCGGCCGCCACGCCGTCTCCATGACCGGCTTCTTCTTCGGCTCGTAGGTGTTGTACGCGAACGTCGCTCCGTCGATCTCCGACACACCGAGTTTGCGGCCCGTGACCTGCAACTTGTACGAACCGTCGTCGTGCAAGTCGGGCTCCCACTTCGCTTCGCCGTTGACCATCTTCTGTCGTTCGTACGGCTCGAGCGAATCGTCGCGCAGCCAATACTCGCAGACTTCTATTTCGTCGCCGTCGCCCTCTTGATAGAGCGGATTCGGCGCAGAGGTCATCGGACCAACGATATTCCCGTCGACGTTCTGAGCCGTTACGATGCGAGCGGTTTCGGAAAGGTCCCCTTCGCGCACGTAGTCTCGGTCGCGTTCTCTGTTCGCGCCGGTCCGCACGCCGCGCATAGCGCGCACCGTATCGGCCTTAGCCGGGAAGTTGCGGCGAATCCAGCCGAGCGTTACGTCCTCAACGTGAATGACGTATTCGGCGTCCTCAATGGTCTTAGCCGTGCGATTGGTGAAGATGCGATACGTCGGAACGACCTCGGCAACGTGACGCCCACGACCACTATCGGCGAACGGATCGTAGGTGATCTTCATGAAG